AAACACATGACAATAAGAACACCTACCTATTTAAAATCATTATTTGAAAATAATGACATTCCTCAACAATCAGATTATAGCGATATTTTTGATAGTTTTTTGCCTATTTCTGCAACTGGCAAACAATCATTAGATATTTCATTAAATATTAGTGGCGATTTTACCGCTTCTGGCAATATTAATGGCGAAAAAATATATACCAATGATTTATATGTTGGTAATATGGGAAGCGAAGGAACTGGCATTAATATTGGAGGAACAACTTATAATTCTACTTTTAAAGTAAGTGATATTGCAGGGACAGATTATGCTCAAACAATATTACATAGACATTCAACAACTTTTGAACCTTTAATTGTTGGTGCAAGGTCAAATAGTGACACAACATCTCACTCAACTATTACGAGCGGTCAAAATGTTTTTACTATTTATGGAGCTGGATGGGCTGGATCAAATTATAAATTATTTGGTTCAATAAATATTGGTGCTGATACAAATGGAGCTATATCTGATAGCGCCTCTCCTGGAAGAATTATTTTTAACACTACAAAAAAATCATCAACAACTCCAACCGCTAGTTTAACTATAAATAGCGATGGTGATGCAACTTTTACTGGTAATATTGTAGTTAGTGCATTACAAAGATCAGTAAATTCTAGTGTTGCTGCAACTGGAACTACTACGGCAGCCGCAAAACAATTATTTGAATCAATCAATGTTGTTAAAACCGCAACAAGCGGAGCAAATGAGGCTTTAATTATAGGCAAATGTCGCCCAGGTATGATTACTTATATTATAAATGATGCCTCTGCAAGTGCAAGAGTATTTCCAACAAGTGCATCTAAATTTAATCAATTAGCTAATGGTGTAGCTTATGATATACCAGACAGAACTACTTTGGCAGTTTATCATATAACTTCGGCACAATATTACACTTCAAGAACAAGTAGGTAAATATGGCATCAACAGATATTAGAAAAAATATTTTAGGAATAGTCAATGAAGCAAGAAAAAAATTTGTTTTAACAAGTGCCTCAACATTAACCGACGACAGCGAGGCAGAGTTAATGGTTGAAATACTTAATGATGTTATTGACGAAGTTACAGATTATGGAGATTGGAAAGAAAATATTAGAGAAGTTATTGCTACGGCTTCCTCTTCTGTTTCTGATTATTCAATAGAATCAAGTGCTCTTGTTAAAAATATTCACGAAATTGTTTTTGACACTGATATTTCTCCAATGTGGTTAACAACTTTTGATGATATTTTAAGACTTAATAGAATTAAATCATATAGTAGACCTAGACAATGGGCGGTTGTAGGAGTAGATGATAATGCAAATCCAAAAGTTAGAGTTTTTCCAACACCAAGCTCTAATGAAAATAATAAAACATTTAAAATTACATATTATAAAAAACCTAGGCTTTACACTGTAAATGATGCTTCTGCCGTTCCAGTTTATCCGTCAAGGGTTTTAGTTGCAGGATTAATGGCTAAAAAATGCTTAGAAGAATCAGGGGGAACTCCAACTCAACAATATGCAAGTTATTTAAATGATTATCAAAATAAATTAAAAGAAGCTTATAATAGATTTCATGCAGATAGCGGATCAGATTCTTATTTTAGACCAGGTTACGGCAAATATCGTAGAAAATAATAACTTTACTAATTAGAATATGAAATATGTTAAATATAATGTGCCATATAGAGGATTAGGAACAGAATTTTCACAAAACGATCAACCGATTGAATATGCTAATAATTTTACTAATCGTTTTGTTAATGTTTTTGGACAAGCAGAAAAAAGGCAAGGAATTAAAAAATTTGGCAATCAAATTTCATCACAACCAAATTTAGATGCCTTGCACGAATATGTAAATACAACAGGAATATCTACTTATTTTGCAAGCGGTGGTGGTAAAATTTGGAAATATAATAGCTCAACTAATGATTGGGATTTAGTTTTATCTGGCAAAGATTCATCTGCAACAATAATAAGTCGTATGATGCAAGATAAACTAATTTTTGTTAATGGTGTAGATAGAAATTTTTATACTGATGATGCCGGCTTAACATTTAAAGAATTACAACCAATAATAAATAAAGGAACTTTGGGAGCTGGGACTAGTTCAACTAAAATAACAGATTCTAAAATAACTAATTGGAGTAGTCAAACTTTTGTGCAAGTTAATGACATTGTTTATGATGCAACAAATGGTAGTCAAGCAATTATTACTAGTATTGGTTCAACTGATCTAGATATTTCTCCCACTGGTTCGGCAGCTACTGGAATAGGATATGCTACAAATAGCAATAAAATAAATGATAAATACGAGATTTGGGATTGTATAGAATTAAATATTGTTCCTAATGCCGTTCAAAAAGATAATGTTGCATTAACAACAACAGGCACAAATTCAAATGTAATCGCAGTTTCTGGGCTAGATTTCTCTACTACTGAGATTAAAAATGGTGATTATGTTTATAATTCTACAAGAAATGCTTTAACCCAAATACAATCTGTTTCTGCAAATTTAGTAGTTACTACTGTTGCCTCACAAGTTGCAGGTGATACAGTAATATTTCACAAAAAAGCAATGCCAATAGCTTCTTGGGTGCATATTCATTATGGGAGAGCTTATTATATAGATGCAAGAGATAATTCAAAAGTTAGAGTTTCTGGCCCGCAAGATCCACAAGACATGACAACAGAAGCCAAAACTTTACAATCTTCTACAATAGATTATGGTTCTAGATATGGTAAAGGTGTTGGATTAAAAACATTATCTACTTATGGAAAATATCTTGTGGGAGCTGGATTAGGTCAAGTATTTGTTGATAGTGGTCAAGATCCAATTGTTGATGCTTCTGGAAAAGCTACCGATCTTGTTCCTGTTGGTAATTTTACTCAAGGTTGTGTTACTAAATATGGCTTGGTAAATATTGGTTCTAATATGTTATATTTAGCTTTTGATGGTTTAAGAACATTTAAATCTTCTTACGATTCGGCAGCAGTTGAAACAAACAATATTTCAGAGGCAATAAAAACAGAATTACAAAATAACATTAAGACACAAATTGGAAATGATTTAGCTTTGCAACTGGTTCATTATCCTAGAAGGAACTGGGTTTTGTGCAAAATAGCTTCGGTAATATATAATTATAATTATACTCCAATGTATTTAAATGGGGAATTATCTAATAATGGTTCGTTTAGTAAATTTACTGGTAAAATGGCTGAAATGAATGGTTTTTTAGTAGATAATTTAGGAACTTTGATTTTATGTGGAAATAATGGCTTGATTTTTAAATTTGATCAAAGTAATTTTGATGATGATAGTGATTCTATTCAAACAAAAATAGAAACGGCTTGGTTAACATTACAAGAACCTCAAAATTCCATTTCATTAAAAAAAGGCAAATATATTAGACCTACTTTTGAAACTGGGGCAAATATAACCTATAATATAAGTGTTGTAGGTGATTTTACAAGAACATCTCAAAGCTCTATTGTTGCAACAACACAAGGGGCAGGAGTTGTCGGAAAGGCAGTCGTGGGACAAACACAAATTGGGGGAATAATTCCTTATAATCAAAAATTACCTCTTCCTTGGCGGGGCAAACAGTTCAAAATTACTTTTGAAACTAATGATACCAAAGGCAGAGATTTAATTTCTAGTTTTAATATATACGGAACAGATTTGGGGGTTCAATAATGTTAGGTTTTTTATTTTCAAACAAAAAATCAGGTGCAGAAGCAAGCGCTGGTGAAGATTTAGGTAAAGCTCAAGGATTAATTGATTTATTGTCAAATCCTAATGATCCAAGGTATCAAACACTATTACAACAAGAGGCTTCTGGGGTTAGAAGAGGTTATTTACAAAATATAAGGGATTTAGTAGAAGAAAACAGAAGACAAGCTCTTTTGGGAAGACAACAATTTTTTGATCCAGAAAGAAGAGATGAAAATATTTTTGCAGCCGTTAATAGAGCAGGTCAACAAGCTCAATCCCAAGCAAGGTCAAATGTCATTGATAATTTAAATAATCAAATTGCTAGATTACAAAATCAATCTCAAGCAAGATTAAATATGGCACAATTAGCAGATCAAAGAAATAATCAAAGAAGACAAACTATTCTTGCTTTACTAGGTGCTGGAATACAAGGGGCAAGAATGGCTAGTGGTGGTGGCGGTGCAGTTCCTCCAATGTAATTAATAAGGAGGTCTAAAAATGATTAATAATAATTTAAGTTCACAAAATCAATTACAAGCTACAAGAGACAGAATAACTCAATTACTATCTCAAAAGACTCAACCACAATCTAAGGTAGAAGGAGCTTTTGACATAGGACAAGCTTTATTAACAGCATTATCTCAAAATTCTGGAGCTGGTGGTTTTAATCAAGCATATCAAGGAATATCTCAACAAAGACAACAAGCCCAAGAATTTCAAAGACAACAAGAATTAAATTCTCAAATGGGAATTTATCAATTAATGCAAGATAAAGCAAAAGAAGGCGATTCAAATGCTATAACGATTGACAAAGCAATTAGAAATGTTGTTGGCAATGATGTTAATGCTTATGAAAAAATTGCTAGTGAATTACACAATTTTCCCGAAGAAGTAAATGGTAATAATGCAAATATGTTGGTTTCAAAAATTGCATCTAAAATTAATTTTAAACCAAGTAGCTTAAAAGAAGAAGAATTAAACAGGGCTTATAAACAAGCTCAATTAGATAGTCTAAAATATGATTTGGCTAATATAAAACCTATGGAATTAAAGGCTACAAATCTTGATATGGCTTATAAACAAGCACAAATAAATAAATTAAAATCCGACATTCAAACAAACAAAATAGGAAATACAACATATAATCAAAATGTTAATGTTGATCCTATTTTAGCAAGACAAGCTGATAAAGATGTAATTTTAAAATCAAGAGACCAAGCAATTATGGCAAATGATAGTTTAAGATCATTAGAATCGATTGAAAATTCTTTATTTGATGCAAAGGGCAATCCTAGAGTCTCAACAGGTAAAATACAAAATATAAAAGAATCGGTAGGGCAATATGTTCCTTTTGTTAATAGTAGTAATTATCAAAATGTTGCTGCCAAATCAACAAAACTAAGTTTAGATATTGCTTCAATGTTAAAGGGGCAAACTTCTGACAAAGATGTGGAAAGAAGTCTGCAAGCTGTTCCTGGATATAATAAAACACCTGAAGCAAACAAAAGAATTATTGCAGATCAAAAAGCAGGATTGCAAGTCGTGGCAGAAATGCCTAAATTTATCTCCGCTTGGAGAAATAGATATGGCTCTACTATTGGCACTGACGAACAAGGAAGAACTTTTGATGAAGCTTACTTAAATTGGCAAA